CACACACATCTATAACCCCCCACCTTTTATTATTAGAGGTATCATAATATAAATATAAGAGGTAATAGGGCTAAAAAGTGATAATAGAGCGATAAAATAGGGTAATAATACCCCCCCCACCCCCAGACGCTAGGGGAGGGAGAATATAATATAGCCCCCACGCAGATTTTTATTAAAACCCAAGGGAAAGAATATAAATATAAATGAAAGAACAAATTAAAAAAGCATTTAAAATATATCAAGAAAAAATTAAGTCTAAAGAACCTTTTTCTATGAAAGAGGTTTTATTGGAAGCTGGGTATTCTCAGTCTTATTCTAAAACTCCCAGCGTTGTTACTGAGTCTAACTCCTGGCGGAAGTTGTTATCTCGCTACCCAGATGACCTGATACTAGATAAACTTTATATGGATGCTCTGGGCGATGGCAGGGATGCTACTGAAAATAGGAAGCTGTTTTTAAAGATAAAGGGCAGGCTTAAGGATTCTGTTTCTTTAGATATAAACAAGGAAAGGATTAGTTTGTATGATGAGATAGAAGATGATGAAGAAGAAACTTAATCTTGATAAGTTTTATGATAAGATTGGCTGGACTCCTCATCCTGGGCAGGCTGATGTGTTAAAGGCTTTTAACGACCCTAGAATTAGAGATATCGTATTGGCTGGTGGGACAAGGTTTGGTAAGTCGGCTCTCTGCGGAGCTATGGCATTGGCCACTCTTTTAGAGGACAATAAGAGAGTCTGGCTGGTAGCCTCAACTTATGATTTAGCTGGTAGAGTTTTTAAATATATAGAGGAGTTTATAGCTAATGGATTTTCTGAGTCGGAAATTAGGGTTTCTCGCAGGACACCGCAGAGAATAGATACCAAATGGGGTTCATATTTAGAGTGTAAATCTACTGAAAATCTGGCCGCTTTACTGGGAGAAGAGTTAGACCTTGTTATTATTGATGAGTGCCCTAGAGTTCCGAGAGATGCTTGGGATTATTATTTAAGACAGAGGCTTACTACTCGTAGAGGAAGAAGTATAAAAATAGGCACGCCAAGAGGGCAAGATTGGTTCTGGCAGGAGTGGAAAAGAGCTAAGGAGGCTGTAGACGGAGAGTCGTTTAGGTTCAGGTCTATAGACAACCCATTTTTTCCTAAGGATGAGTGGGAAAGAGAAAAGAGAAGTTTACCAGAAAAGATATTTCAACAAGAATACGAGGCTTCATTTTTACCAGGTTCTGCTGGAATATTTAGCCACATAAAAGACTGTATAAGTGGAGAGTTAGAGGAATATAACGAAAAACATCTTTATACTATGGGCGTTGACCTAGGCAGGTATGAAGATTATACTGTAATTGTGGTTATAGACAGAATGACTAACCATGTAGTTCATTTTGATAAGTTCAATACAATAGACTGGGGAATACAAAAAGAGATAATAACCAAAACGGCAGATAGCTACGGAAGTCCAGCTATATTTATAGATGCTACTTCCATTACGGTTGGAGATGCGTATGTAAATGAGTTGGCAGATAATGGTTACAATGTTTTCGGATATAAAATATCTTCCAACCTTTCTAAGCGTCAATTGGTTGAAAAGGCAGTTGTAATGGTGAACCAAAAACAACTTAGCTATCCTGATATAGATGAGTTGATAGACGAGTTGGAAAGTTTTACTTATAAAATATCGGATGGAGGAATTATTAAATATCAAGCACCAAGCGGTATGCACGATGATGCAGTTGTGGCTCTCTGCTTAGCTTGCTGGGACTTGGATGCTGAGCCATTAGCCGAAACTGATATAAACATAAATAAGCCGATATCTTTACCAAAACAAAATTTTTAATATGAAATTCAAAAATAAATTAGACAGATTATTAACTCCTTATGCTTGCGATTTTTTCTTTGCTCCTGGGGAAGTAAAGGAGTTTGATGAAAGCTCTCCATATTTTGAGTATTTGAAAAATTGCAAAGACTTAGATATAATTGATGAATCTTTTTCTGCTATTGAGCCAGAGAAGATAATGGAAGAACCAGTGTCAGTTGGAACTGAAAAAAGAGCAGAAGATTTTGTCTGTGAATTTTGTGGATTCGTAGGCAAGAATAAGCAATCACTAAGGATGCATAAAATGAAGAAACACTAAGATGGAATATAGACCAACAGAAAATGAGAAAGAAATAATAAGGATAGTTACTGACGAAGTTTCACAATGGAAAAATGGTGATGTTTGGGTTACTGATAATGTAAAATATCAGATGAAAGAAATAGTCCAAAAGTCTAGAAAGAACTATCTTGGCAAATTTGATGAACCTCTTGACGAAATTACTGGCAAGAAAAAGATATTCGTCCCTCTTACCGAGGATATGGTAGAAACTTTTGTAAAAAATATTGACTTGGATTCTGCTGATATAAATATCAAAACCACTAATCCAAATGGATATTCTGCTGCTGTAATCTTGAGGTATCTTCTAAATTATTTTATGAGGAGAAATTATTTTGGAGAATTGCTGAATGATATGATTAGGCTTTTCTGCACAGATGGAACTATTGTAATAAAAACTTTGAAGAATTATAGTAAAAAAATAAAATCTCAGGTAGTTAAAAATAAAATTGTTGATACTACTAACTTTTTTATTGACCCGCAAGAAGACAATATCCAAGATGCTGGTTCGGTCATAGAAAGAAATGTTTTGAAAGTTTCAGAGGCTAAAGAATATCCTTGGGATAATTTGGATTATTTGAAAGGGTTTAATAATATATCCAAAATTAATTCTATTTATGGTATAAACTCTGCTACAAACTCTGAAGTTCCCTACTCTGAAGTATATGAGAGGTGGGGCGATTTACCAGGAAGACTAATACCAGGATATAAAGGAAATAAAAATGATTGGGTTCCCTCCATAGTAATTGTTTCAAACATCTATAGAGGACCAGTTGTTCATAAGGTTATTATTAATGAAAAAGGGATTAAACCATACGAAGAATGTCGTTTTAGAAAGGTATTTGGAAGATGGCACGGAAGAGGAATAGGAGAAATATTAGCTACATTGCAGAGCTACCTTAATGAGGTTATCAACTTAAGATTGAATAAAGCAAGAATTTCGCAGATAGGTCTTTTTAAGGTAAGAAAAGGGTCTGGGATAACGCAACAATTATTAAGTTCGCTTGTATCTGGGGGAGTTGTCCCAGTTACTAGAATGGACGACATACAGGAATTGGCGACCTCAGATGTCAAGGGAAGTTCCTATAACGATGAGGAAAATGCTTATAGATGGGGTCAAAGAACGACTGGTGCTTGGGATGTAGGTAGAGGTGAGTCGCTACCTTCTTCTATGCCAGCTACAACAGCAGTAATACAGGAAAGAGGTATGCGTTCTGGTATGGATTTAGTCCAAGAAAATCTAGGAATGTTTTTATCAAGGTTATTTGAAAGACATATAATTCCATTGATGCTTGAAACTATTAAAGACGAAGAGGTTATTTCTATCGTAGGCTCTCCAGAAGAATTGAAGGAAATAGATAAGAATTATGTAAATAATGTTATCAACAAGCAGATACTTAATCATTTGATAAAAAATAAAGAGTTTCCCAAGCCAGACTTTATAGAACATTTGAGAGGTCTTTATGAGGAAAATCTTAAGAAGTTCCAAAAAACAAGATACTTTAAGGTAAAAAAGAAAATGTTAGAGGGCTGGCAATATGAAGTTCAGGTTTTTGTTACTGGCGAGTCATTTAATAAAGCCGTAATGGTTCAGCAATTGAACGAAATGTTGCTTGGATATTCCAAACTACCAGGTGCTAATCTTGATATTGATGCTATTATGAAAGAAATACTTGATTTGATGGGGCTTGGTGGTTCAAGATTTATTAAAAGTAGGAACGAAGCTAGTGTCAATTCTCCAATGCTAGATATTCCGAAGCCAACGCAACAAAGACAATTTCAAGAAACAGAGATGGTTGGTGAGGCAGCGACCGCAGAAAGAGTTGGAGCTGGATTAACCCCAACAATGTAATGGTAATATGAAAACACCAGAAAAAGAAGAAATTAAAAAATGGGTAGATGACAGTGTAACTCAGTATCTAATTGGGCGTTGGGCATTTTATCTTAATGGGATTGATACGGTTAGGAATGTAAAAGACCCACAAGAAACTATTGCCAGAAAGCTTGCTATTGAAATCTTTGAAAATGGGTTAGATGATATATATGCTGTCGGCGAATTACATAAATATCAGAAGAAATTGTCTGATAGCGAAGATAATGTAATAAAAAGATTAAGAGATATAGCAAATAATTACTGAGTAAAAAATAGTCGGGCATTTTCCTTGCCTTAGTAGGAAAAGTAAAATTTTTCAAAATTATGGAAGAAAACAAACCCAAGGAAGCCAACTCTGAAGGTGCTGAGCTTACACCTGCGGAAGGAACCGAGGATGTTTCTCGGGATAAAAGTTCAGAGGCAAGTGCTTCGGATGTGGAATACTACCAGAAATTAACTGGTAGGAATGACATAAAGTCAAAAGAGGATTTTTCTAAACACTACGATGGACTGAAAAGTCTTGTAGGCGACCAAGCTCTCGCAAAAATGCGAGAAAAAGCTGAGGCGTATGAAAAAATCCAAAACGCTATAGAGGAAAAGCCAAAAGAACAAGGTGAAAAAAGTATTGATAACAGGATAAGCACTCTTGAAGAAGAGCTCAAAACGGAAAGATTCCTAAAACAATTTTCAGAGGCTGAACCGATTATCAATTCTTTAAAAGCTAAGTCAAAAGAATATGGTATTTCCTTGCAAGAAGCATACACTAAGCCAATTGGCAGTGAAAAGTTCTCAATGCAGGACTTGCTTACCACTAAGCTTGAAACCGAAAAAACCAAAAGTGAAGAAAAATCTATTAGCGTAGAAAGCAAGGGGCGAATAGCACCTGAAAAGTCAAGCAAAATGAGTCAGCTCGCTGAAACGGTGAGAAAAACTGATTCTCAAATTGCTAAACAAGATTTAGTAAGGGAATATTTGTCCGAATAAAATGGCTACAACTAGTATATTATCAACATACGGAGATGCATCTAGGAAGGAATCAGTATTAAGTTTGGTAGAAATCTTGACAGCTAAGGAAAATTTTTTCCTTAATAACCTGTCCAAGACAAAAGCCACTGATACTATTCATTCTTGTTTCACCGATACTCAAGCGACTGCTGCTAGTGCTGCAGTAACTGAGGGCGGAGATTACAGCTACAAAGCTTTAACTACTCCTTCCAAAGTAACCAACTTGGTTGAAATCGTGGCTTGGCCGTTTAGAGTGTCTTATGTTCAATCTTGGAGTGATAAATACACTGAACAAGATGAAATGGTAAGACAGACTACCAAAGCCTTAACCGATTGGGGCAACGCAGTAGAGTATGACCTGGTAAGGTCAACACTTGTATCTGGTGCTTCAGGAACAGCTCCTAAGATGAACGGAATAATGGCTGGTATATCTGCATCAAGCAATGTAACTGCCCATAGCTCAGGAACAGTTTTCTCTGCGAGTATTCTCAAGGCCTTAATGAAGGATAATTGGGATGACTCAAATGGAGAGCTTGCTACTGATTTGTTTATGGGTTCATACTTGAAAACAATCTTTGATGGATTTACAGCAGGTTCTACAAAGTATATTATGGCCGAACAGGCAACTGTTACTGATTTCGTTGACATTTATGACGGAGGTGGATTCGGAAGATTGAGAGTTCACACTCATCGTTATGTTCAAGTCAGTGGAGATGCTACTGGTCAGATATTGGCACTTAGACCTGAAAAATTGTCTATTGCTTATATGAAAGAACCTTTCATCGAAGATGTATCAGCCGCAGGCCCATATCAACAGAAAGCTATTGTTGGTGCTATGACACTAGAAGTAAGAAATAAAACTTCTAACTGGATGGCAACTGGGTTCAATATAGGCTAAATAATCTAATAGTGGATTCGTTCGTGGAGTATTAACCTGACGGAAAATACTCCACAGCGTCAGGGAATGAAACACATTTATGGATGAAATAAGAAAAAAATATATCATAGATACAATAAAGTTCTTTATAAAAAATCACCCATTAGAATGGGAGGAAAACAAAAAAAGAGTAAGGGATTTAAGGGGAACAAGAGCTAACGAATTAGGTGCTGATAAGGCATTGGAATACAGATTTGCATTTTCTCTTCACCCCAAGTTGTTTGGAATGCTTGACGAAACTCTTGATAATCCAAGATTTCTTAAGGAAGATGACGAATACAATTGGTTTGCTAAAACATTTAGAGAATTAACTATTCCGCAAAAATGGTAAAAAACAAAATAAAATTAAGCTTGTGTCTAATAGTCAAGCCAGACGACAGGGAGGCTGAATTGCTTGATAGATGTTTGTCTTATATTGCTAGATATGTTGATGAGATTTGTCTTAATGTTACTGGGAAAAATGATAAGGTGGAAAAAATAGCAAAGAAATATAAAGCCAAAACAATTTTTACTAAATGGGATAATGATTTCTCTAGTGCTCGTAATTTGAATTTTTCTAAGGCTACTGGCGACTATATACTTTGGTTAGATTGCGATGACATTTTAAAAAATGCTGACCAATTATCGCTTGTTGTAAATGAAATGAATGAAAGAAAGGCTGATGTTGGTATTATGGATTACCTATATGATTTTGATAAATATGGCAATTGTATCGTTAAGCATAGAAAAACAAGAATAGTAAAAAATGATGGTTGTGTAAAATGGGTCGGGATAGTCCACGAAGATTTTTCAGAAGAAAGAAGACTTAATGCTATTTATATAAAAGGGCTTCAGGTAATACACTTGACAGATAATGTTAGAGTTGAGGATGCTAAACTAAGAAATCTTGAAATAGCAAAAAAATCTTTAGAGGAGAACCCAAAAGACCCGAGAAGTTATTGGTTAGTGGCTAATGCATATTTATCTCTAAACAAGTGGAGTGATTCTGTAAAATATTTTCAAGATTTTATTCCACTATCAAGTTCAGAAATAGAAATATTTACTGCCTATAACAGAATGGCAATGGCGTTGGCAAATATGAAAGAATATGATAGGGCAGTAGAATTAGCTACAAAACAAATTACTTTAAAGCCACATTTCCCAGACGGATATCTAACTCTTGGTGAAATATATTTGAGGCAAGGACAGCCCAAAAAAGCAAAAGAGTTTTTAATACAAGGATTAACTAAAGAGATACCAGAAGATGAATATATTGTTTGGAACCCTAGGGACTATGACTTTAATCCATTAAGATTATTGGCTCAAACATATTTTGAGCTTAATAAGCCGAAAGAAGCTAAGCTATGCCTGAATAAATGCTTGGAGATATATCCGAAAGACGAACAGATTAAAAAATTTATTAAGGCAATGGATGATGGAATAAAACTAGAAGAAAGAGTTGAAAAGATATTTGAAGAATCAAAGAAGTTCAGAGGAGAGGAGCTTAGAACTTTTTTGAACTCAATCCCAGATGACATAAAGTCTCATCCTAAATTATGCTATCTGAAAAATATAAACTTTATAAAAAGGAAAAGTTCTGGCAAGGATTTGGTAATTTATTGTTATCAGACAGCCGAACCATTTAATCCAGATATTATACGAAAAGCTGGAAGAGGAGGGTCGGAAGAGGCAGTTTACCATGCTTCCAAGAGGTTATCGGATATGGGTTGGAATGTTGAGGTCTATGCAAATACTGGATTGTATTATGCAAAGAAATATGGCAATGTTATTTGGAAACCATTTTGGGAGTTTAATGCAAGAGATAAGCAGGATATTTTAATAATTTGGAGAAATCCGTTACTATTTGATTTTGACGGAATAAATGCTGGTAAAAAATATGTTTGGATGCACGATGTAATGAGTGAAAAGGATTTTTCGTCAAATAGACTTGATAAAATAGATAAAATACTTGTTCTTTCCAAAGCACAGAGAGATTTATTTCCCAATATACCAGATAATAAGTTCATTATTACTGGAAACGGTCTTGATTTGGAAGATATCGGAAAAGTAAAAGTGGAAAGAAATCCTTACAGGCTCATATATACTTCTAGTTATGATAGGGGGCTTGAATGCCTTTTAAAATTGTTTCCAACAATAAGGAGTGAAATACCGCAGGCAGAATTACATGTTTTCTATGGTTGGTCTGTTTGGGACGCTATGTATCAAAATGACCAATTGATGAAAAACAAAAAAGAGGTGATAACAAGATTACTTAACCAGCCAGGAGTATACGAGCATGGTAGAGTTAATCAAGAACAAATATTAAAAGAATATGCTAAAAGTTCTATTTGGGCATATCCTACTGAGTTTTTTGAGATAAGTTGCATTACTGCCATGAAGGCACAAGCACTTGGTTGTATTCCTATATCAACTAATGTAGGGGCATTAGATGAAACAATACAATTTGGTTTGAAAGTTGATAATAGTTCAATCTATTCTGATAACGATGCACAAAAAGAATGGGTAACTGGAGTATTAAATGTATTAAAGAAATTACCCAAAGAGAGCGAAAGAAAAGAAATGGTAGATTGGGCAAGAAAACAATTTAATTGGGATATTATAATAAATAATTGGAATAAAGAATTTAAAAAATGACAAACTTCAAAAATAAAAAATGTTTAATAACTGGCGTAGCTGGGTTTGTTGGTAGTCATTTAGCCGATAGGCTAATAGATGAAGGTGCCAATATTTATGGAATTGATAATTTCCATAATGGATTTAAGGAAAACATAAATCCTAAGGTTAATTTTACGGAGCTTGATTTTTCCAAGAAAGACGACCTGGCTAAATACTTTGATGAAGTT